ATTGCGACATGATCGTGGCAGTGATGTGGGAACGCTGACATTATCTCATCCGGGCTGAATCAATGGGGGATTTTGCAGAGTTTCCTTAACTCTGAAAAGCGGGGTGATTTACGTTGAGGACAGGCTGATTGGCGGTGTCAAGGCGCAGCGGCACATGGCGGCGGGCAATGCGCTCACGGCCGCCGAGTGGGCCAGGCTGCCGCACCGGCTGGCGAATCCGCAGATGGTGCTGTGGGATACCGGGAAACGGAATTTTTTGTATGTGCTGGACAGCGATGACGGGCGGGCCAGCAAGTTGGTGGTGCGTTCAAACCGGATACAAAGCGGCGCAGTGGCCGTGGATGATGCGGCAACGGTGTTCAAGGTATCGCAAAAGAATATTGCCGATGGCTTGAAAGACGGCACATATCAGCGAATCAGGTAAACAAAGTGAGGGCGGCGCCGGATTCGAACCGGATAATAGATTTGTCAGGCGTTCAAGACGCTCCGAACTCCCCTAACCGTTCCCATTGGAAACAACCGCCCTCCAGCGAACAGGGGCCGGACTTGAACCGGAGAATGACAGGGGCTGAGACATTCGGTGATGTTCTAGCTTATCAAACGCTCCCGGGGAGACTCCCTGTCCGCTGTGAAGTTAGTGTGGTACAGCGGCGCAGAAATGTCAAACAGATTGGAAAATGAAAATGGCGGATCAACCCTTAATCAAGGTGAAGCTCGACACGCAAGCCGTCGATGCGATGCTGACGCGGGTTCAGAAGGCTGCGGGCGATCTGTCGCCGCTGATGGTGTCGATCAAGCAGGAGCTGCTGGCGCAGACCGAGGCCAATTTTCAGGCGCAGGGCAGACCGGCGTGGCCCGCCTTGGCGGCCAGCACCATCGCGCAACGCGAGAAGAAAAAGAAGTGGCCGGGACAGATTTTGCAGGTATCGGGGACGTTGGCGCGATCCATCGTGACAGAATCGGACGAGACGTCGGCAATGGTGGGTGTTGGGGCCGAGGTGCGCCATGCGGCGATCCATCAGTTTGGCGGCAAAGCCGGGCGCGGCCATAAGGCGAACATCCCCGCACGCGCCTATCTGCCGCTGGTCGGTAGCCGTCTGCAACCCGAGGCCGAGGCGGCGATTGTGCGGCTGGGCGAGGACTACCTGCATCGCGTCGCGGTCGGTGAAAAATGATCTAACGTCAAAATCGCCCGCTGTTCGCGTTTTTGGGCTATGGACTGCCTTGGGTACTGATTTGCGATTTGACCGCGTTTATAAACGTTTATAAACGCCTTCTTGAGGCATTTGCGCTTGCCCTGTTTGCCCCTTCGCGTTGGATACGGCGCGAGGGGCGTTGTTTTTGGGCGTGGTACGGATTTTTGGGTGGTTGTTTTCTGCGCGGCCTGAAGGACACCCTGCAATCTTTAAACCAGATTAAAAGTTTTTGGGTGTGACGGCTGGCACAGTGGCGGCATTGACATGATCAAGGCAACCGCAAAGAGGTCAGCGCCGATGAAAACCCACTCCCAGAGTCGCAGCAGCAGCAGCAAGGTCAAGACGCTGCATATTTTCAAGCCCGGGCGGCACCGGCCGATGCAGGGCGGCGCGTTGAATTTTACCGAGGCTGATCTGGCGGCGTGCGCGCGTGCTTATGACCCGGACGTGCACGAAGCGCCGCTGGTCATTGGGCACCCCGAAACCAACGACCCAGCGTACGGCTGGGTGGGTGCGCTGATTGCGGATAAAACCGGTTTGCGTGCCGTGTCGCGTCAGGTCAACCCGGCGTTTGCGGAGTTGTCGCGTCGGGGTGCGTACAAGAAAATCAGTGCGTCGTTTTATGACCCCGAGTCTCCTGACAACCCGGTTCCGGGCGTGTGGTATCTGCGTCACGTCGGGTTTTTGGGTGCGCAGCCGCCCGCCATCAAGGGTTTGGAGCAGGTGGCGTTTGGCGAGGGCGAGCGGGGCATTGTGACGTTTGAGGAACACCTTGACGCCGATGGTGAGATTTCCGGCACGGGTTTGTTTGCGCAGCTGCGCGCGTGGCTGATCAAGAACAAGGGGCAGGAGGTTGCGGACGACGTGCTGCCCGAGGACAAGCTCAAAAAGCTGCAAGAGCAGGTCGAAGATGCGCCCGCGGATGCACAACCGACTGATGCCGAGGTCGCGCCGGATGCGCCCGCCGAAGACGTGGTGGCCGAGCTTGCGCATCAAGTGGCAGAGCAGGCCGAGACGATTGCGCAGTTATCCGAAGAGAAAGAGAAGCTGGCCGAGAAACTCGAAGCCGAGGAAGGTGCGGCGGCGGCGGGAGAAGCGGCGGAATTTGCCGAGAGGTTGATCCGCGAAGGTCGCGTGTTGCCGCGCCACCGGGGTGCCATCGTGGCTTTCATGGAAATGGCCGGTGGCCGCAAACCCAAACGCAATACGGCGGGCGTCATTGAGTTTGGCGAAGGCGAGCGGGTGCGGCCTTTGCTGCCAGCGTTCAAGGCGTTTTTATCCAGTTTGCCCTCGCAGGTCGCGTTTGGCGAGGTAGCGCCCAAGAACCGCGCCGCGCCCGCCAAGCCAGCGCTCAACCCGTTGATTGCTGACGCGCAGCGGCGCAAGCACATCTGACCCTTTTTACAGACATCCGAGGAATCATCATGGCGATTCATTACGAACCCAAACACCTGGGCGACGTGTTGCTGGTCGAAGTGGCGCGGGGCTGGACCAAAGACCGGGGTATGTATGCGCAGCATGCGCAAATCTACGAGCTCGGCACGGTGCTGTCCTTTGTGGGCGGCAAGTACGTCCGCTACGACCAGGCACAAAAGGACGCTGCGCCAGCGGTGGCTGCGCAAAAGGTTGATGCCACGGCGGGCGATGCGCCGGGCGTGGTCATTGCCCGCGGCGCGACGGTAGCGACGGACGGTTTGATCTGGCCCGAGACGATCACCGATGCACAAAAGGCGGCTGCCTTCAAGCGGCTGGAAGATCGCGGCATCGTTGCGCGCGCCCAACTTTGATTCATTCCAAGGAACCCGATCATGAATTTGCAAGATCTCTTTAGTGTCACCACGTTGACGTCTGCCATCAACCAGCTGCCGGTGCTGCCGACCAAGGCGGGAAGTCTGGGGATTTTTACCGAGCGCGGCATACCGACCACGACACTGGTCATTGAGGTGCGCCAAGGGCGCTTGTTTCTGGTGCCCAACGTTTCGCGCAACGACGATCCGCAGCCTGTGGCCAACGTCAAACGCAACCGTCGTACGTTCGAGACGGCGCACTTGCCGGTCTCAAGCCAGGTGCTGCCCTCAGAGATTCAGAATCTGTCGCAGTTTGGCGAGGCAGACACTGCCCCGGCAGACCCGCAAGCGCAGGTGATCAACGACAAATTGCAGGGACTGAAGAACAGTCTGGAAGCGACGCGCGAGTGGCAGAGGATCGGAGCCTTGCGTGGCAAGATATTGGATGCCGACGGCGGCGTTCTGGTCGATCTGTACGATGAGTTTGGCGTGCCGCAGAAGAAGACTTCGGTGGCGCTGGGTACGGCGACGACCGACGTACGCGGCAAGATTCTGTCGGCCAAGCGTCACGCCGAGGAAAAGCTCGGCGGCGTCTTGGTCAGCGGTTTTAAGGCATTCTGCGGCCCGGACTGGTTCGACAAGTTTACGGATCACCCCAAGGTGCAGAAGGCTTACGAGGGGTATCAGGAGGCCCAGGACCGTCTGGCGGGCGACAAGCGCGAAGGGTTTACGTTTGGCGGGGTGGAGTTCATCGAATACAACGCGCGGGTCTCGAACCAGACCTTTATTCCTGACGACGTGGCGCAGGTGTTTCCGGTCGGTGTCGGCATCTACGAGCTGTACAACGCGCCGGCCAATTACAACGAGACGTCCAACACCTTGGGCAAGCCCTATTATGCCAAGGCCGAAGAGAGGCGGATGGGCAAGGGCTGGGATTTGGAGGCGCAAGCCAACCCGCTGGCGCTGTGCCTGTACCCGGAAGCGCTGGTGGAACTGAAGATGGCATAAGGCGCTGTCATGTCTACCCCTTATGTCACCTTGGCTGACGTGCTGTGCGTGATTCCGATGAGGAAACTGGCGCAGATAACCAACGATGATCCGGCGCTGGCGGCGGCGGGCAATCCCGATGCCGCCGTTGTTGATCGGGCCATTGAGGCGGCCAGCCATATGGTCGATGGGTATTTGCGCGCACGCCACGCGCTGCCGCTCGATCCGGTGCCCACCATTGTGCGGGAACTGACCTTGAATCTGGTGTGCTACCGGCTGTATGCGCGACGCATGGAAAGCGAGGTGTCTGACACCATCAAGGATCAGCGCGATTACGCCATCCGCGCGTTGGAGCACATCCAGTCGGGGCGGATCACGATTGGCGATGCGGCCACGCAAAAGGCGGCACCGGAAGCGGGCGCGATCCGCATCAAAGCGCCACCGAGTCAGTTTGGCGAATTGACTTTGTCGCACTGGAGGCTGTGAGGTGGCGCAGACGATTACCGAGGCGATTATGCAAAGCGTGGTGGAGCGCTTGCAATCGGCGCATGGCAAAGACCTGGATGTGCAGTTTTATCCGCAGGATCCCCTGGGCTTTCGTCTGGCGCACCCGGTCGGCGCGGTACTTGTCGGGTATTCGGCGAGCCAGTTTGGCGCTGAACAGTCGGGCAGTGCCACGTGGGTTGAGCGCGAGTTGACCTTGCCGCTGACCTTGGTGTTTTGCCAACTGAACGGCCCGGATGGCGTGATCGGCTGGCTGGACAGATTGCGCGAGAGATTGACGGGGTTTACGCCCGCGCATTGCGACGCGCCGCTGCGCCCGACGGCCGAACACGTCATTGGTGAGGCCACAGGCATTTGGCAGTACGGACAGACGTGGGCGACCCGCACGGTACAGGTGCAGACGCTCGAAGCACAAACCGGCGCGTTGCTGCAACCGCATTTTGAAGAGGAAAACTGATGAGCATGCAGACTTATACCTATATCGGGCCGCTATCGGGCGCATCGTTGCGCGTGGACGGTCAGGATTTGGACGTGTTGTTGAACCCGAAAAAGCCCGTGAGCTTGCCGCCCGAGCACCCGTTTACGCTCGCGCTACTGGCGCAAAAGCGCTTGATTCCTGTGTCTGCACCTGTGCCTTTGGCCGAACCTGAATACCCGCTGCCGCCACCAGCCCCGCCCAAAGGCAAGGCCAAAGCGCCCTCTGGCGACAAAGGCATTGAACATTTTGAAAGGGAGTTGCAATAATGGCTGCCACTTTTTTACACGGCATCGAGACCATTGAGCGCGATGATGGCGCACGCCCCATCCGCATCGTCAAAAGCGCGGTGATTGCGCTGATCGGCACCGCGCCGAGCGGCCCGGTCAATACGCTCACCCAATGCCTGTCTGACCGCGATGCGGCGCAGTTCGGCGCGGACGTGCCAGGCTTTACGATTCCTGCGGCGTTTGACGCGATCTTTGACCATGGTGCGGGCACGGTATTGGCGGTCAACGTGCTGGATCCGGATGTGCACCGAGACACGGTTACGGGCGAGGCGGCAACATTCGGAGTCAACAACCGTTTGCGGCTGGCCAATCCGGCGGTCATTTCTCTGACGCTCAAAAATGAGAGCGGCAACAAAACCTACAAGGCTGGTACCGACTACACGCTCGATGCTGCGACGGGCACGGTGACGCGCGCGGCCTCGGGCGAGATTGCCGCGCTCGCCAAGGTCAAGGCCGATTACGTCTACGCCGATCCGACGAAGGTGACGGCCGCCGACATCATCGGCGCGGTCAATGCGGCGGGGCTGCGTACCGGCATCAAGGCGCTCGACGATGCGTACAACCTCTTTGGCTATTGGCCGAAACTCTTGATTGCTCCGGCCTACTGCACGGGTCTGGCGGTGTCCAGCGAATTGATTGCCACGGCCGAGCGCATGGGAGGGCTGGCGATTATCGATGCGCCCATTGGTGCCACCCCTGCGCAGGTGTTAAACGGGCGCGGGCCGCTGGGCACCATCAACTTCAGTACCAGCAGCGAGCGCGCCATCCTGTGCTACCCGCATTTGCAGGTGTACGACGCGGCCACTGACAGCACTCGCCTGGAACCGATGAGCCAGCGATTGGCAGGGCTCATGGCCGCCAAAGATTTGGAGCGCGGCTACTGGTGGTCACCGTCGAACAGCGAATTCAAGGGCGTCATTGGTGTCGAGCGGCCCTTGTCGGCCAGCGTCGAGGATCCGAATAGCGAAGTCAACGCACTGAACGAAGCGGGCATCACGACCGTCTTTAACAGTTTTGGGACGGGTCTGCGCAGCTGGGGCAACCGCACGGCGGCGTGGCCGAGCGTCACGCACGTCAAAAATTTCATCAACGTGCGCAGGACGAAGGATATTGTCGATGAATCCATCCGCTATTCCAGTCTGCAATTCGTGGATCGTCCGATCTCGGGCGCGCTGATTAATGCGGTGGTCGAAAGCGTCAACCAATTCCTGCGCAAGATGACCGGCGACGGCGCGCTCCAGGGCGGCGAGTGCTGGTACGACGAAGCCAGAAATCCGCCCAAGAATCTGGAGTTGGGCAACGTCGTCTTCAACTACAAGTTGACGATTCCACCGCCCTTTGAGCGCGGTACCTTCGAGACGGAAATCACCGACGAGTACCTTGTCAATTTTGGAGGCAACTGATCATGGCCGGTTTGCAAATCAACCGCATTACCAACGCCGCCGTGTACCTGGACGGCAACAGTTATTTCGGTCGCGCCGAAGAGATAGACCTCGGTTCGGTGAACACCGTCATGAGCGACTTTGCGGGGCTCGGGCTGGTGGGACTGATGGAGTTGCCCGACGGGCTGGACAAGCTCGAAGGCAAGATCATCTGGAACAGCTTATATGAGGACGTGGCGATCTTGACGGCTTCGCCCTTCACGGCGGTGTCGCTGCAATGCTTATCGAGCATCAACGTAAACACCAGCCAGGGTCGCACCGACGAGGTGCAGCTGGCTTCGCACCTGACGGTCAATTTCAAAGGGTATCAATTGGGCAGCTACAAGGCCCGCGAACCCGCCAAGTACGAGACGCCGTTCTCGGCGATTTCGATCCGGCAAATGATCGGCGGACGAGAGGTGCTGATGCTCGACTACCCCAACAATATTTATCGCGTCAACGGCGTGGACCAGTTGGCGCGGTATCGCGCCAATCTGGGCATGTAAACGTTTTTCATCACACAAGGATCCACCATGACGATCAAAACTGACACGGCTGCGGAGCAACCCGCTGCCATCGAATTTACCCTCAAACATCCGTTTACCAATGCGACGGGTGTGCGCATTGAACGGATTTCTCTGCGCCATGCCCGCCGCGCCGATTTGCGCGCCGCCAACCAGTTCAGCAAAGATGAATTCGAGCAGGAAACGTTTCTGTTTGCGCGCCTGGCGGGGCTGACGATGGAAGACGTGGACAAACTGGCTTTGGAGGATAACGCCCAGTGGGTGCAGTGGTTTCGCGGCCAACTCGGGCATTCAGCACCACCGCGACCCTGACACCCTGCAACGGGTCGATGAGTGGTTGGTGTTGGTGCTGCGATTCGGGGCCTCGGAGATCGATGCGCTGGACATGCAAGATTACTGGCGCTGGTTTGAGGCGGCGCAGGAACACAACCGACGGATGCGGGGCGATGATTAGGGGGTACGCAGTTTGCCGTACAGGAACCGGAGCGCACCGAACACACCGACCACCACGGCGGCAAGCGAGCCAACGATCAGGGCAATGAGCGGTCCACACAGCCAGACGATCAGCGCATCGAGGACAACGCCTATGACCAGCGCCGTTAACAGCGCCAATATCCAATTGTCGCCCGTCACGGCAGGCCACATGCCAACGACCAGCGCCACAGGTATCGCCAGCATGATCAAGCACATCAGCACGGTCATTACCCATTCAAAGGTGCCGACAGGTTTGAGTCGTGACGTGTCCTCAGGGGTTGCGGCAGGTGCAGTCATGGGCAAATTATAGGAACCGGGGCATCACATGGCAAGCAGCACGGTCGGTATTGGCCTGACTATCGGCGCGGTCGCGCAAGGCTCGGTCGGTTCGGTGCTGGCGTCCACGCGCCGCAGTCTTGATGGTTTGACCAAAAGTTCGCGGGCGTTAAGGAAACCCTGCAAAATCCCCCATTGATTCAGCCCGGATGAGATAATGTCAGCGTTCCCACATCACTGCCACGATCATGTCGCAATT